AGTGAGTTCAAGGTGGTCATGACGCTGATGTCAGCATGGTAGAAGACTGGGATGACTAAGAACTGGGCTACCAAACGATCGACGACTTTTCTAACGTCAGCAATGCGTGGATGATCGTTCAGCGGCCCAGTCCAGTAGTTCGCCCATTCTACGCCATCTTGGTAGCTGGCGTAATATTTTCCGTTGCGATCATGGCCGCGATTCGGGATGTCAATCAGATGCTTGTTGTAGGCCAGGTCATAAAGAATTTTCGGATCTATCTTGTTCTTCCAGACTGAATATCCATCAGTCAGCATCTTTTCCATTGGGTGCATCTGTCAGTTGCTCCGTTAATAGGTTCATATGAAGCTTGACTGCCATTGCGTAACCTAGTGCGTGGCTTTTCTTGAAGAAGTAATCGTCGTTGTCTGGTCTTGTCCAAACATGCTTCATAACGTATGACCAGCTCTTGCCAATCAGGTGCCGTTTGGCTGGACGAATCATTGCCAGCACGGCGGCCAGTTGAAGTTCATCACGTGGTTTCATCTGTTGACAGATGCTGTGATGCCCGCGCATATGGAAAACCATGTCGCAGAAGTCTTTCTCTTCTAGCAACTCCCAAACTGGATCTCTTGCTAGCAAGTCCTTGAGGTGTGTTTCATCACGGACACCTTTATATATGCTCACGTTGAGCACGTCAATTTTGAAGTAGCCTATGCGTTCAGCCTCTTGGTAGTCAATGCTGCATCGCCCTGTAAACGGGTCAGTAGGAACACGATGAAAGTAGACACCAGTGTTGTGCTTCTTTCCATTGTTGCTCGCAACTGTATGGCGGAAGAGCCTGAGCACTTCATCACGGTCAGGCACGTCAATGTCAATGTCTGTTACTGCTGGTTTCATAGCCATGTCAACTTAAAAAGGGTGAACGTCTCTTCATCTGGCATATACAAGAACTCTCCGCTCTGATCCACGCCATGCTCTTGACACCACGCAAATAAATCTGGCGCCATAGTGTATCCATGCATGAGGCTGAATACAATTACCACGTAACGATAGCCCATCTGTTCTGGGCTGATGACTACAAATTTCTCTTTTGCTAGGCTATGAGTCATCTTATCCCCACTTTAACCTAAACATGATGAACTGATCAGGACTGTCAAACGTTATACACATGCCTTCACGAACCAAGCCAAGATCAGCAAGCCATTCGTCAAGAGCATCTTGTAACGGAGTCCAATGCTTGTAATCGTGCAAGATCAGCATAGGCCCCGGCACAAGCATGTAATGTGTATATACATCAGCATACGTTACGTCAGCTGTCATTTAGTCTATGTCCTTAGACACATCACCAGGAAATGCTGATATCAATCGTTCATGATCTTGTGGATTATCAAATACAAAAAAGTCCCAAGGGAAATCAGTGCTTGTGCATCTATATGAAGAATTTGGAACAAACTCTCTATAAAATTTTTGGTATTTTTCACCTGTTCCACAGCACCGATACTTGCGAACCCCGTCGTCATCCCACCAAATTATACCTAACACATCAGTCATTTGCTTGCTCCAAGGATCTCTTCGATCCATTCCACTGTAGGCTTGTTGACGTCAATCTTGCGCTGCCAAAACGGAAGGTCAATCGTCTCTGCAATGTCTGTTAGCAGCTCAATAGGCAGTTCATCTAGCTTGGCTTTTGCTTTGCTGTAGCCTAGGAACACCCAAGGAGACACCTTGCCCATCTTGATATCGTTTACTAATGTGAACGGCTTCACGTTGTCCCAATACTCGCTCCAATGGAAGCCCGTGCGCTCGCTCCACTTTTCCGTGTGCATCACGAAGCGTTCTAACGCTCTCTCCGCCGTCTCGCGCTTGCTCTGCTCTGCTAGATACTGGTTGTAGACACTGTCCTTGCACCAGCGGTCAACCGCAATCTTAGATTTAATCAGCCACTCAAGGTAACGCTCGGGTGCTAAGACCCGCGTCTCCAACACATAGAGCCCAAAGCGAACGAATGCACCGTAATACTGGCTCTTCATGAACGCCTTGTAGTCCTTGCGGGTGTTGGAACCCATAGCAATGCGATACCAGTCGTTGAAGAAGCTGAGACCGAGCCTTACGTGCTGCTCATCTTTTTGTAGCCATCGCTTTTTATCACGGCACATGTGCGCTGCTAAAGAGCTCTCACGTTTGAAGTCCTTGCCGCAATACTCACACTTCATTTCAGTAGTTCTTTGATCTGCTTATCATCAAATCCGCTGTCAATCAGATATGCTTTGATGTCGTCCTGCGTCATGCGCTCTAGCATCATGGAGAGCTCGTCGTCGTTTAGGTGTGGGTAACGCTTTTCAAACAGGTCGAACAGCTTCTTGTTCGCAGCATCGTTATCACGCTTGCGCTTGCCAGGCTTGATCCAAGGATGAAACTGGTTCGTGCCTATGCCAACGCACTGCATCAGACGAAACTGTAGCTCTGGGTGATGGCGGAGATCGTTGAAGTGAACGTTGACGAGCTCATTCGTCATCGTCAGGTAGTGCTCGTTGATCTCGTCTACCTTACTGCCAGTGCTTGAGCAGTAACGCATGAGAACCCACATACTGAGCTCTTTCTGTTCGTCTTCGCTTAGGCTAGCATACCAATTGAACAAGCGTCGATCAATTGCTGCCATTTCGTCTTTAATCGTGGGCACTTATCTTTACCTCGAACTAGCTTTGCCTGTAGATTCACTATACACATAAGAATTTGATTTGTATAGTGAATTCCATCTAGAGTCATCAGTTGACCTGGAAATAGTATCTGAACTTTGATCCAGATACCGTCGATCATGACGATGTATTGTTATAGGCAGCAATGGCTTCAGCGTATTGCTCAACAACTTTGTCAAAGTTACGTTTAACGTAGTCGCTCAATCGTGATTCTTCAACGATTTCCTGCCACTTATCTTGCTCGTCAAAATAAAACTTATAGATAGGCATGGTTCCATCACTTGCAATTCCAGCGATGTAAAAATACGGAGTTTCTGATTCGTTTACCATAGTTGTGAAATATCCAATACGTCAGGTATCTTGCTTGTCTCTTTGACAAAGAATGCGCAATGACTTCCCGGTTCGTTGCTCAGTGGGACTGCTAAGATGTGTCCTTGTTTGAGCTTGGGGAAGTGCCATTTGACTTCGTTGTATACGCTGATGATCTCGACTGGCTGATAGCTAGGCATGTAGCTGCTGATAGGATTGATTGTAAATGCTGTAAAGCCCCTGTCGTTCAACGACGTGATAGGGATGACTTCTGGTTCACCAATCTCACTATCGCATATAATCAGGCTCCAGTCAATCGGCATCTTGAAGGTATACTCTCCTACTTGCAACACGGCTGCTGGTGCGTTGAAGATTTCCAAGAACACAAGCGGCATGAAGTAGTAATCTGGATTATGCTTGTCACTGTAGTCTAAGACGCAATAGCGGATGTCGTCAATCTCATCAGGAACAAAGTCCAGTTCGTAAGGTTGGTTCTCACTTGTTAAGATTTTCAATTCTGGGGTTCCTTGGTGGTATCCCCAAACCTCTTTACCAAATCCTTGTCACGTCGCCAGTCAACCTTTGTAATCTTGAATGGATATTGTGCTTTTGTGTAAAACTTCTTTCGTTCTGTTAGGTGCTTCTTGGAGAATTTTGCGCTTGACGTGATGTCGTAAATGTTGACGAAATCCTTGTCTTTGGCTTTGCGCAGTCCTCGCCCAATACTTTGGATGACTCTGACAAAGCTTTTGCCAGGCTCAACCAACACCATATTGAAGATTCGGGGAACGTTAATGCCTACGGCCGCTACGCCATAGGTTGCAACGATGATCTTTCCATCGCTGTTTGAAATGTCTTTGTAGTGACCTCGGCGGTCTTCATTCTTCATCTCACCGCTGACAAACACGGTTCTGTCCTCAGGCAGCCTCTCTAGCAGCCCTCGTCCAGCCTTTACCCTATCGACTAGCACGAGGGTGTTGCCAGACTCAGCGATGCTCATGATGAGCTCTGCCATGTAGTCTAATCTGTCGCTGTCTGTGGTGAGATAGGTCAGTTCACTTTGATAGTTGTCGTAGTGAACAAGGTCTTGCATCTGGATGACGTCTACGTGGCAGTTAGATAGGACGCCATCCTCTTGTAGTGTCTTGGCTGCTAGGTTACCAACAACTGGGCCCAAGCTTACTAGGATGCCCACTCTGGCGTGCTCTTCATGCGGAATGGTTCCTGTCAATCCCCAGCGTATCGGGATATTGCGGAACGGTCCCACGAGCATCGCTTTGAGGACGTCAGCTTTTGCGCCATGTGCCTCGTCTACAATCACAGCCATGACGCCCGCTGTGAAATCTTCTAGGCTCATGTCGCTCTTGCCTGCCTTGAAGTTCTTCTGGATGATCTCCAGGCTTTGCCAGGTGCAGATAGTATGAGTGCGGTTAAGCTCTTTGCGATCGCCGTAGTAGACACCTACGTCCAGGCCTAGGTTGCGGTAGTCTTCTTCAGTCTGCGTTACCAGGCCTTTGTTTGGCACGATGACAATCGTCCTGGCGCCGCCGTTGTTCCCTGTCGCTAGCTTATACATTATCAACTGTTCGTCAGTTAAGCTCTTCTCAACGAGGTCGCTCAGAGCGGCTGTTATGAGGGTCTTACCAGCGCCTGTTGCCACTTCTTGGCAGCTTGCTTGGTTGACAAGGAAGTTGTTGATGATCTCCAGCTGATAGTCGCGCAGGATGACAGGCTCGCCTGCTGCCGGATGCCCTTCTGGCCAGGCGCGGTTGCTGAAGTGGTCAACTGTGATTGGCTTAAGGTCAATGTCGATGTTGATGCGGTGATCAGTCAAGGTAACGTCATACCCTTCATTCAACAGAACGGGCAGGATCTCTTCGAGCAGATTGACATACGTTTTGCCGCCAAGAGCAAAGAAATTTGTCTTGCCATCCCAACGCCCCATTTTGTAGGCCGGGACATGATATGCGTGAGGCAGCATGTAGCTGAACTGGTCGTATAATTTTCGTCGGGTAGATGTGCTGAGACCGTGAATCTTACAATTCACTTCATCGAGCAACTCGATTTTTGCTTCCATGTTGATTATATTACATTTTTTCTCTATGAATGTCAACTACTTATCATAGAGAGCACGGGCCGAACTCTTGTCCGGCCCGTTAAACCAACCAGGGACGCAATGATGGAAAGGAGATGATACTGGCTGGTATTGTTATTCTTACATTATTTCTTCTTGTTTGTCAAGCACTTATTTGAGATTCCAGGTGCCGTCGCAGAAGGAACCGCGAACGTCAACCTTGTAGCGAACGCCATCGCAAATCGATATGCGCTGGCTGAGCAGCCCTAGCAGGAAGGGAGAGGCGCCAGTCAGCTTCTCCACCTGCTCCAATGTCTGGCAAAGAGCTATAGTCCGCTCTTTGCAATCTTTTACACGGTAGGTCCATTTGAATCCAAACATCTCAGCGTCCTTTCAAGCAGGTTTCGTCAGCGAAGTTGCGCCAGCCGTGCGGGTCCATCTTGACCAGGTCCGCGATCTTGCACACCATCCGCAGGCTGAGCTCACGCAGGTTGCGCTTGTTCGACTCGATGTAGGTCAGGATCTCGTCAATCTGAACGTCCGTGAACTTGTAACGGTCCAGCATCCCGTCCCGAACGATTTGCTTGCACCGCAGAAACTTTTCGTGGAGGTCGTGAATGCCAATGTCCAGGTAGTGGCAACGCGACACGATCGCCTTCAGGTGTTCGCCAATCTTACCCTTCGTGTTCTCGAAGTCGAGGTTGGTGACGAAGATGATGCTGCCCTCGAAGTCGAACTGACTGTCGATACCGCGCTCTTCGAGCACCTTGCTCTCCGTGCGCCACACCAACCGACGGCGGCGACCGCTGTCAGTCGCGGCCTTCAGCATGTTGAGGCAGGTCTCATCGTAAAGGATGCCGTCGCTGTCGTCCAGCACCAGCAGCGAGCCAGGTTCGCGGTATTCCCAGAGCAGCTGGTAAAGGCCAAGCGGGCTAGCCATCGAAACCTTTTCCATCACCTTCGGCGCGTCCATGTTCACGGTGGAAGGGTCGAGCAATTCCATCTTGATCATGACGTCGAGGCTCTCGATCGTCTTCTCGATGCCGAAGCTCTTGCCTACGCCCGGAGGACCCGTAACGATCATCGCCCGCACATCGCCTTGAATGGCAGCGAGCGTCATGCCGTCAAGGACGCTGAACTTCTTGCGCATCCGCTCCATGATCATCTCGTCCGTCTCGGACGGCGTGATCACCTCTTCGACGGGCTCCTCAGCTTTCGGTGCAACGACACCTTCAACCAGCTTGACGTCCGTCTCGCTCTCGATCATGATGCGCACTTTGCGGCCCGGGTAGCCAAGTGGATCACCTTCAACGGTGACATACATGCCCTTCGTGCCCATACGCGGCGAGAGCACCATCTTGAGCTTCTTGTTCTTCACCAGCGACTTGGCGTAGCGACCCTTCTGAACAATGATATCGGTCATTGCGTCCTCTTTTTTGCTTACCTTAGTAATCTAGCAAAAGGCATCGGTCATGTCAACGGAAAAGGCACCCTAAGGTGCCTTTTGTTTCTCTTTGATTCGAGTGGGTTACTCGAACTTGACGCGGTTGAACATCGTCTCCTGGCAGCCGGTGAACGTGTTCACCTCGTGCTTCTTGACCGTTCCCACGAACGTGACGCGCGAACCGTTGATGCTCTTGGCAACGTCGCTCAGCTTGTCGTTCATGAAGAACTTGGCAAGCTTGCCCTCGTCCGTCAGCATCGTGGCCAGGTGGATCGAGTGGCGCGGGATGAACTTGACGTCCTTCACGACACCCGACAGCTTCAGGCGCTGCTTCATTTCGCCGATGTAACCGTTGTTACGGTTCGAGGCGTAGAACTCGTCCATCTCGTCGCGCTTGGCGCTGATACGACGGCTGTTCGGAAGGCTGACGATCATTGCCAGGTCGCGGTTGACGTCAACCACGTCAGCAGCGAAGATGCGAGCCAGGTCCTCGTTGTAACGGTTCACTTGACCGTCACGGCCCACCTTCACCAGGGCGTCGGACATCTTGTCCATCAGAAGCTTCTGGTCGAAGTGGAGGAAGATCTCCTGCGCATCAGCGTAGTCTTCCTGGGTCGGCTTGAACACCGGAACCGGAACACCGTCACGGTCCTCAGCCTCAACCTTGCCGCTCAGAACGCGGAGCGTCATGAGAGCAGCGTTGCGGTTGTCATTGACCATGACTTCGCGCTCTTTGTCGTAATAGCCTTGCTGGCTCTTGACAAAGCCCTGCGCCTTGTCCACCGCAACAGCGACGGCCAGCGCCTCCATCAGCGGATAGGTCTCCTTCGTCGGACGGTAGGTGCCGCCGCCATTTTTCGTCGGAAAATACATCACATCACCTCCAGGAGCGAGCCCGCGACGCGCCATTTGGTGCCGTCGGTGGCCTTCACGATTACAGTCTTGCGGTTGATCTGTTCGACGGTTCCGGTCACCGTCACGCCACGGCGTCCAGTGAACTTGACCGTCTTACCACGGGTCAGGGTGGCAGTGTTCATGCGGGCAATCGCATCGCGCCGCGCTTTGAGCAAACGAACAACCAGGTTCAGGTCTTCGTTGTCACACTTGCCAAGCAGTGTCTTCAGCGAGGCAACGTCTTTGTTATCGAGGTTCATGTGTCTTACCTTGTGTTTGTGTCTAACTTACCCTGCCACGATAGCAAGATGGTTCGGTGTTGTCAAGGAATATTTGCGTATTCCGGACGATATTCTGCGCCGCGGATGTTGGCGAAAATCATGCCAACAGCAACGCTGATAAACGGGATTGCGAGGATCGCGATTGCGAGGTCGATGGCCATTTGGAATCTCCTTTACTGACCGGTGGTTAGTCGTTGAACACGATGGCGCTCAGGCCTTGGCCCGGGCTGATGTAGTGGAAGGCGACAACGTCTTCGCCGCTGGCGTCGCGCTCAACCTCGGTGAGGATGAACAGGCGCGTGTCACCAGTGCGGGCGGATTTGATGTAGAACTTGGAGGGGTCGAAGAGGCCGAGCTCGCTGGCTTCGGCGCTGAACAGCGCCTTAGATTTGTCGAAGCTGAACTTGGCGCTGCTGATCGTCGCGGGCATTGCTGTCTCCGTTGCTTACCCTATCAATATAAGCAAGGTGGCTTGGTTTGTCAAGCCTTCTTTTTACATTTTTCACCATGGTGCCGTGAATAGTTTGGTGCATCAAACTCACCCTGGCAATGTTCACATAGCTTGCGATTGTTTTTTCGTAGATCTTGTTGTTTTTGCTGTAGATGCTTCACTGTGTCTGTTGAGTGCTTTTTACCATAAAACCCGTTTTGTTCACCAGAATGACCAAACTTTTCTTTACGCTCGTCCTCCGTCAACGTATCCATCCAGTCCCGCACACCTTTTGAAATATTTTCTGACATAGCAGCTATTCTTGGATCACTTTTATCAAGACCACTGTTCCAAGACGGACCACATTTGATACCTGTTCTAGCTTTTGATATTTTTTCTTTAATTTCTAGAGATCGCTCTAGACCATACAACTCTTCAAAGGATTTCCCGATTCGGCGTTTACTGTTGAACGCTCTACCTTCAGGAGTTGTATTCCAGTTCAACTCTCCAGTAGCAAATCCCACTGGACTATCGTTGAAGTTCATATTGTTAGGTTGTTTGATATGTTCTGCTAGATATTGTTTTTCAAGCTCTAGCAAAGACTCGAATGATTCAGCAAACTCAATGATCTCAACTGTAAGTGCTGACACATCCTTCATTTGACGTATCCACTTACCTGACCCAACATATCCGTCATTCATATCGGTGGTTGAGTGCCGTCCAATGTAGTATTTTCCAGATGGTGAAGTGGTTTTATAGATGAAGTGGAACATACATTTATTTATGCTCCATACCAGCAGTTCTTAGTCTATGCTGACATCTTCGAGACCGGCCGTGCGAAGTTTTACAATATTGTTCAGCTGAAAGCTTTTATTGTCAAGGCCCTTCATAACAGCCAAAAATTTGTTACGCACAAGGGCGAACTCATTGACGATGTGTTCCATATCAATGTATTCTTGCTCGCCCTCTGCGAACTTTTCAGCGTCACGGCTGCTGAGGACCTTGTTATAGTGCTCGAGATACTTGCGGTAGTTCTTGCGCAGTATCGTTCGCAACTCAATGTTGAGGTGCTCGAGGATGGCCTCAACCTCTTGTAGCTGGGCAAAGCGATATGACACAATGCCTGGCAGGTCGCGGCTTTGTTTCTCAAGGTTGCCCGACAAGAATGTCTCCTTGCGGGCCGCCTCGAGTTCACGTTCGAAGTAGCTGATGCAGTCAACGATATTTCCGAGATCCTCACGGACCTTATTATACCAACCTGACATTACTCATCCCAATCGTCTGAGTCCAGTTCTTCGTCAAAGCCTTGCTCTTGGCAGTATTCACGTAGAGCACGGTCAAACGTTTCGCATGTTCCGTATAGCTCGCCGCTAGCAACGCTCAAGTCAACAAGGCCTGCTTCATCTACTGTTGCAATAAATTGATACGCGCAGGCACGTTGTTCTTTGGCGGGCACATAGTTCTTGATGCCCGACCAAATCTCAACCAGCGCAACAGCGTCAGTTGCGTGTAGTTTCATGATTGCCTCTTATTATACTGAAGGGTCGTCTTCGGCGCTATTTAGTTCAGGCGTAATCCCCTCACCAAGCTTTTCCATGACCTCGTAGTGACCAAATTCATTCATGATTTGATCAAGGCAGCCGTTCTCGTTGGCTTCCCAAAACTTACGGAATTCCTTGATCACTTCACCAGTCTCCGGACTTGAGTATTCTAGCTTGTTGCCTGTCTTTGTCAAGACGCCTTTCGCTTCAAAATACTCCACCAGACCGCTGTAAGGATCCATGCCAGTGTCCCATGGAATCTTCACTTGAACGTTCTCAAACGGCTTGCTGTAGCGGCTCTTCATCACCTTGCAGGCAGCTCTGATGCCGTGGACCTGACT